GTCTTCCAGAGTTTCTTGGCTTGCTCGTTCATCTTGCGGGCCCAATTGGTTGATGATGTCGGCCCGGCCTGCGCGGGGCACTTCCCCGAACATATCCTGGCCTGGCTTGTTGGCTTCAGTGTAAGCAAAATCGGCCGCGCGGCTCAGGGCCTCTACCACCGGCTTCACGCTGCGGGCGTTGCGAGCGAACAGCTCCAGCACCACGCCCACGTCAGGGTCGGCCGCCAGGTCCAGCTGCTGCGCGGCCAGCGACAGGGCCTTGCCCTCACGTCGCGCGTTCACGGCAATCTCGGCGGCTTGCGTCACCACGCCGCGAATGTCCAGCGCACCGGCACCTTCCAAGCGGGCCATCTTCGGCGCCACCTGCGCCAGCGCTGACAGGACGTTGCGCGCCTCGGGGTCTTGCGCTTGGGCGAACAGGCGGATCAACTGGTCGTTGCCGTAGGCTTTGGCGAACACGGCTGCATTGATGCGGTCCACCGCCTGCTTGGTCGGCTGGCCGTTGGTGTCGATCAGTCCGCCCTGCTCGGCCTGCGGCATGGCGCGCACGAACTGGCGCACCGCCTCGGGCGTGATGCTGCCGTCCTCGGCAAACTGCAGGGTGTCGAGGTTGACGCGCTGCGAATCGTTGTTCGCCTGCTCCACCGCCGACAGGTTCAGGTTGCCTACGGTGTTCGACACGTCGCCAATGTCGGCCGTCACCTGGTCGGTCGGCATCACACGCACCAGCACGGGCGCGCGCATGGCGCGAATCACATCAGGGCTCACCCCGTGCAGGGTGTCGTTGGCCAGCTCCTGCAGGTAGCTGGGTGTGGTGCCCTTGCGGTAGGCCAGCTGCAGGCCTGCGATGCGGCCATTGCCAGCAATCGCGCGGATGCGCTGCACCGACTGGTTGCCATAGTCGGGGTTGGGTGTGCCGTCCGCCTGGTTGGATGGCAGCACGTCCGCCGCTTCCACCACCGCGTACTGCACCGGGATGCGCCGGCCATCGCTGGCCACGGCCACATCCTGGCGGCCCAGCTGCTCGGGGGCGATCTGGCCACCGGCCACTACCGGGGCACCGTTGGCGAAGTCGCGCGAAAAGCCCAGGCGCCCATAGTCGGGCTGGGTGGCAATGCTCTGCATCTGCGCAATGCTCGACGGCGTGGCGCGGTTGCGGTTCTGCAGGATGGGTGTCTTACCCTCATTCGTGAGGGAGACATCGGGCATGGTGCCCTCATCAATGATGGGACCATCCTGCTCGGGCGTCACTGCCGGCGCTGCTTGGGTCGCTGCCGGCACCAGATCATCAAACGTCAGCCCAGCGGCTTGTACGTCGCCACTTCCTCCCGTGTCGGGTAGTACAGCGGCCGGGGTTGCATTGCCTGCTGCTGGCGCTGGCGCTTCAACTGGCGCGGCTTGGGGCGGGGCTTGGGTTCGGGCTGCTGGTGTTGCGTTTTGGACATTCTGGGCGTGCTCGATGGCCTGCAAAATCCGGGCCTCGGGTGGTGCGGGGGGTTGAACAGGCGGTTGTGCCGGTGGCGCGGCTGGCGTGGTGCGGCCAAACACTCGCGCTGCGGCTTGTTGGTAGTCGGGCAGCTCAGGCGCGCGCTGCTCGGGCTGGCCGGCCAGGCGGTTGGCCACTGCATTGGCGCCACCCATGATGCCGGTCTGCGTGATCGTGGCCAGCAGGGTCTGGTACGCGGCGCTCGGGCGCTCGGCCAGGTAGTCGCCCCAGGTCTTGTCCGGGTTGGCGATCGCGGTGTCGATCGCGTCCTGCACCAGCGTGGCCAGCTGCTCGCCGGGCACTTCGCGCGCCAGCATGCCGGTCAGGAACTGGCCTGCACCGGCCCGGCCGAACTGTTGCACCAGGAAGCCCATGGGCATCTTCTCGGTGATGTACTCGGTGGCCGCCGATCCAGCGCCGCCTGCGAGTGCCGGCAATGGATCGGCTCCGCGCTGGCGGAACTTACCGTACTCCTCGGGCACCATCGGCGCCACCATGGCGCCCAGGGCGATGTTCGGGTTACGCGTGGCAATGGCCGCTGCAATCGCGGGCAGCTGGCGCACCGTGCTCGACACGCCACCGTAAATGCCGCGCGCCGTGTCGGTCTCGAAGTTGGGCGTGTTCACCGCCCGCATCAGCTCGGCCTGCGCCGCCTCGCGCCGGGCCTTGTCCAGCAGGTACTCGGACCCGGTTATGTCGCCGGCCATCTGGTTGATGCCTGCGCGTGCAGCCTTCCCACCCGATACCAGATCAGACACCAGGCCGCTGGCCACACTGCTCACTGATGGCTGCGGCCCCACGATCGGGCCGATAGTGCCGAACTGCGCCTGGCGCTCTCGGTTGTCGTCCAGAATGCGCTGCACGGCGCTGGCCCGTGCGAAGTTGAACGGGGCCCGCTCGACCGGTACGCGCTCAAACACGGAGCCCGTAGGCTCTGGCGGGTTGACGGTGCTGGCCAGCCGGCCGATCTTCTCGGCGGCGTTGAGGGGGGTGACGATGTTGCCGAACAGGGCGCGCACCCCGTTGGCCAGTTGATCGGTGAAGCTGGGCCCTTTCGGGATCAGGTCATCGAATTCGATGTTGCTGGTGTTGCTTGGAATCAGGTCGTCGAATTCGATGGTCATTTACAGCCCCGTTGGGTCGATCCCGTGTTGACGCAGGCGCTGAATCACCTGCTCGCGTGGTGCGCCTCTGGCGATTGCCTGGCGCGCCCTTTCAAGCGCAGCAGCACTTGCAGCAGTCGGCCCCGCACCAGGCGCAGCAACCGGCCCCGGCCTTGGCGCAGCAGCAGCGGGGCCCGCAGTTGGCGCGGGCTGCGCAGTTGCCGGGCTTGTGGCGGCTGCGGGCCGTCCTTGCGCCTCCCACTGCGCAAACGCAGTGGCTGTGGGTCGCCGGCCGTTGGCGCTCGTCCATGCGTAAAAGCGGGCCAGTGCGGCCTGGTCGATTTGCGTTTGCATCTCACCCGTGATCGGGTTGCGCACCGGCCGCCCCTTGTCGTCCAGGGCGGGCACCTGCAGCGTGCGCAAGATGGTCGAGGAAAGCGCGCCCTCTGATGCCTCTGCGCCCGTGCCCGGTCTAGCCCCATGCGTGTTCAGGTGCGCCAGTTCGGCCAGCGTCATTTGGCGCTCGGCACTCGACCGCCCGGCCGCCGCGTTGGATGCGTTTGCCGCGCCGCGGTCGCGCGCCACCCGCGCCCCTGATTCTTGGGTAAAAAGGCTGCGCAGCGCTTCATCCCACACCGTGCCCTCGCCGGTCGCCTGGTTGATAGCGCCGCCCGTGTTACCCACCGCGCTGAATGGCATGTAGGTCTCACCCGGCTTGGCCAGCGTATTCAGGCGGTTCATCAGGTCGATGTTTCCCACGTTCGCCACCGCCTGGTCGCGGATGCCTTGGGTCTGGATCGCTGTGCCGGCGTTGGCAAACCGTTCCATGTTGGTGTCGCCGGTCATCTGGAACAGGCGAACGGCGTCCTGCATGTAGCGCGACAGAGCCGGATCAATCGGCGCTTGCCGGGCATCGTTGGTCAGGCGCAGGCCGGTCGCCTCTTCGCCGATCTTGAGCGCGTCGGCCCCTGCCCGGTTGCCCATCATGTTGCGGTAGTAGATATCGGCCAAGCTCTGCTCCTGCTCTTGCTGGGCGCGCTGGCGCACTGCCTCGCCCTGAAGCAATGCGCCGAGGCCGCCGGCAATGGCCCGGCCAGCACCGGCCCAGGCCTCGCCCGGCCCCCGGATCAAAGTCGTCGTCGTCATATCAGAAGCCCCCCAAAATGCCAGGCTTCAAACCAACGCCACCAGTGGGGCGCAAGCCCAACCCGCCGCTTGGTGATGCCAAATTGAAACCCGTGGGTGAAGCCGTCGCCTTCAGGCCTCCGCCGGTGAATGGCGTGGTCTTTCCGCCAAAACCGCCAGCAAGCCCGACACTTCCGCCCGCTTGCAGAAGCGCGCCCAGGAACATTTGCCCGGGGTCTACCTGCCCGGCTGCATTGATGGCGATTTGATCAGCCCCGGCCTGCCCTCGTGAAAAGTTGTTCAGTCGGTCTACGTCCATACCGGCGTCCATCAGGCGGATGCCCTCGTTCATGCGCAGACGGCCCGCGCTGCTGGTCTTGCCCAGCAGGCGCGCCAGCTGCTCGGCCTGCCGAAGTGTGTTCAGGTCACTGGCCGCCTTGGCGGTCAGGTAATCCTCAGAGACATTGCCCTGCGTGGCCTGCTGGCCTTGTCGAATCGATTGGCTTTCACTGACCGGCGCAATCAGCTCCTGCGTGATCTGCTCGGCAATCTGTGCCTGCTCGGCTTGCCGCTTCGGTGTCTCGTAAGTGGCGGCCGTGTCCAGCGCCCTGCGCTCGGCCTGCATCTGCAACCGGCGCTGGTTCTCGAGGCTGCGCTGCGTTGCTGCTTCCATGCGCTGCTGCGCATCGCGCGCCGCCCGGTTCTGGATGGCTGCGCCTGCAATTGTGGCAATGAACGCCGGGATCAATGGGATCATGATTTGCTCCTTACCGGGTAACGGTGCCGCTGTTGCCGGCGCGCGGGTTCGATACGCCAAACCACTGCTGCTGATTCGTCCCGCTGCCAGCCGCAGCGCGCCCGGTGTTCATCTGGTTCATCAGGTAGGCTTGCGCCATGTCGTTGAACAACCCGCCCACCGTGGCCCCTGCGCGCGCGCTGGAGGCGTTTGCGCTGTTGACGCGCAGCGCGTTGAGCGACTGCGATGCCGCGGTGCCCGTGTCGATGCCCGACTGCGCCAGGCTGATGAGGTTGGCGCGGGCCTGCTCGTCGGCTGTGCGAAGGTCTGCGGCCGCTTGATCAGCAATGCCGCCGGCGCGCATCAGGCCCTCGTTGGTGCGGCGGTTGATGTCGGCCACACTGTCAATCTGCGCCGATCCACCCATCAAACCAGATCGGGCCAGCCCGAAACGGTTGAAGCGCTCGGCGTCGGTGGCCTGCCGGTCCACTTCCATGCGGTTGAGGTCGTACACCGCGCCCCGCTGGTCCGCGTACAGCGACTCGCGCCCGCTGTTGTTGAACGTGGCATTGATCGCGTCCGTCGCCGCCCTGATGCGCGCCTGACGCTCCGCCTCTTGTTGCTGGGCTGCTCCCGCGCCCCCATCACCACCACCACCGCCACCCATATCAAGCTCCTTCCATTACAAACGTGGCCCCGCATCGGCGGAAGCCCAATCTCTCGTACAGCAACTCGGCCACTTCGCAGCCCGAAATCACACCCGGCCTGATTTGCTTGGCGCCGGCCATCCGTGCCCAGGTCACAAACGTCTTGATCAGCTTCACCGCCAACATCCCGCCGCGATGGTCTGGATGAATGAACAGGCCCAGCTCGTTGGCCACCATGTCCTTGCCAAACCAGGTCTGCGTCACTTTGCCCAGAATCCCGCCAATCACCTCCCCGTTTGTATCCTCGGCCACCAGCACCAGCTGACTTTTCTCCATCAGGTCGGCGATCGTTTCCTTCACACAGTCGAGGTCGTAGTCCATGGGCGCAAAGGTCGATTCCTGGTGCATGGCCCGGCCCAGCACGCAAATGGCAGGCAGGTCTGCCACAGTGGCCATGCGCAGCCTCATGATCCACCCCGCCCCAAGTCGTGAAAGTGCAAGGTGATGGCGTCCACTCTGAAGGGCTTGTTGTCGAAATTGCGCAGCCGGACAGAAAACTCTGTACCGGTGCATTCAACCGGAATCGTCCCGCCGGGCCGGGTGTTGCCCTTGACCCTGATCTCTGGGGTAAAGGCATCGGGGTCGCGCACATCAAACCCGATCGACATGCGGCATGCGCCCTCCAGCACCACATCCGCCCCCACCAGTTGCTTGAGGTTGCCCGGTCTTTTGAAGTCCATGTAGGGCAACTGGATCAGCACCTCGTACTGAGTGCCGTCGTCCGTGCTGGCCTGCTCGTCGAGCCGGTACACCGCATCGCCGCTGCGGATGTAGAGCTCTTGCCCAAGCTCGGCAAAGGCGTCCACTGGCACGCTCAAGAAATACTGGCTCCATGCCGCAATCCGCGCCGTGCGGCTGATCGAGTACACGAACAGCCGGTTGCCGATTGCGCACACGTACTGGCCCGTGCCGTAAAAGTAGAAGCTCCTTGGGGCGACACCCGGCACACGCAGTTCGGGCCGCACCAGCGCGTCGATTGGCGAGCCCACATCCACATCGGCCAGGCTGTTGGTATGCCGCAGCGTGGTGATCGACCGAAACCCGTAGTCGCTCAGAAAATACAGGTCGCCGCCCACGCTCACCACCGAGCGCGGGAAGCTCGTCCCCACGTTCTCCACAATGTCCTCCAGGCGCATGGCAGTAGGGTTTGGGTCGGCCACCCACACTTGCGCACCATCCCGCGACAGCACAACCAGATTGCCCTGGTACACGCCCAAAGCATTGGCGGCCCGGTCGCCTTGGCTGTTTAGCCCGGTAGGCAAAAATCCGGCGTCGTTGGCCGCCGTCCAGTCGCGCGGGTTACCCGTTTTGGAGTAGCGCACCACATCCGCGTTGCCCGCGCCCACGGCGAAGATTTTGCTGGCAATCTTCAGGCAGGCCCGCGTGTCGGGGCAGTTGGCGTCAGCAACGTGCGTGGCTGGGCTGCCGTCGAGATAGTGGTGCTCCACTTGCCCGCCCGCGTACTGCACGGCGCAGTAAATGAAGGCATTGAACACATCGGCAAAGGGCACGTCGGCCACCGCCTGCGCGCCGCCAGAGAATTGCACCCTGTTGGCCTGAAACAGCGGGTTGGCGTGCGTGATCGTGCCGCTGCCGTAAAACGTGTGCAGCCGGCCAAAAGCCGCAAACAAGCCCCTGGTGCCGGGCTCCAAATCCGCCACCTTGGTCAGGCCGGGGCGTTTTTGCGCCGCCAATCCCGTCGTTACGTAGGCATTGCGCATCTCCAGCAGCCGGTTTGCATCCGACACGCTGGAGCCCTTGCGCAAATCAATGCCAAGGTCGAATTTGTCAAAAGTGATCTGTGACACCGATCAGCTCCTGAGCGTGTAGCCACCATTGGCCGTGCGCGCTACTTGCGCATCAGGACGGGTTGTGCTGGTGTCCATGAAATAGCGTCGGTTTTCTTTTTGCCTGAATTTTTCACGGCCCAGCATGTTCTGGAAAGCCGTTGCCGCCGCCTGCGCATCCGGGTGCCGGTAGTGCGCCTTGGCATTAGCCAGCGCGTAGAGGAACACCAGCCGATCAGGCACACCGGGCCGATCGTTCGCGCGGTCGAACCGTGGCTTGTCCGCGATGTACTCCACCAGCAGGTCATACGGCTGATCAGGAATCGGCCACACCTCGATCTGGCCGTTCAGGTGGTCGTACTTCTGGGGCTCTTCGCGGATGTCGTCCAGGCTCCGGTCGTGCTCGGTGATGCC